TTGGTGTTCCTGTCGAAGTTGTTGTTGGCGTTAGCGTAGGAGTATTAGTTGGTGTTGCTGAAACTCCAACGGTGGGCGTTGGTGTGCCAGTTGGCGTTCCTGTCGAAGTTGTTGTTGGCGTTAGCGTAGGAGTATTAGTTGGCGTTGCTGAAACTCCAACGGTTGGCGTTGGTGTGCCAGTTGGTGTTCCTGTAGAAGTTATTGTTGGTGTACGAGTATTTGTGAGACTTTTTGTTACTGTTTTTGTAGGAGTAACACTTTTAGTAGGAGTTTTTGTTGGTGTGGGCGAAGCACCAAAACTCGGTGTTACAGTAGGAGTATTGGATATTGTTGGAGTTAAAGTTACAGGAACATCATTATTTATTCCTATTTTTTTCCACATACAAAACAGATATTCATTATCACCTAAACCAGCTGGATTGGGTTCGCCATATAATTGAAATATTGGATTTGCTCCATTTTCATTATAAATTACAGTAATATCTTTACATCTACGAATTTGAGATAAATAGTCTCTATGACATATAGTTTGCATATATCCATCAGGATTATTAATTTCTGGAGGTGGATTAATCCACTTTTTATAATCCCAAATAATAGCCAAATATCCTGTGGAAGTATTAACAATTCCATAAGATCCAGATCCGTTACAATATGGACAAATCTTACCAAGATCAAATGGTATGGGTCCACCAAGCTTATATTTACCTGATGATTTTTTTAGACTAACATCATAAATACAATTTGGACAAATATTATTATTAGTAACCCCAAAATTAAAATCACATCTAGTTGTTAATCCATTGTTTGCTAGTAGCAAATTAATTTGTTTATTAAAAATACTTTGCAAATTAGCAAAATTAGGATATGTCATATTTTATCTCATGAATAAAAATCATTATTGCCAACATTCCTGAATGGGCCAACATTAAGATATCTTGGATCAAATTTATTATTAACAAATGGAGATAGTACAGCTGCCCAGGCTGTAGCCTCCTTAACGTCCCAATGGCTTGTTAATTCTTCATATAATGAACAGGCGCCATTCTGTAATATAGTTTTCCAACCATCAACAGATCCTCCAACACTTAAACTAGCTGGTCCTAATGCTGTTCTAATGCCTTCTAGGGCCGCTTTCGTTCGTAGTGTACCTTGATCAATAATACATGCGGCTTTTAAGCAAGCTAAACTGACGAAAATTTCATCATTGTTAGCAGTAGGATCGGGGCTCATTGTTTTATTAACAACGTCTATAGTATATTTATAGTTTAAATTAACATCAAACTGTACATATTTACCAGCTACTACTAAAATTTGTTCTATTCTATCATCACTAAATTCATATGGTGAATTTAAATCATTTACTAAAACTCTAGTAGTAATAATCATTTCATCTTGCCATGCCATGGTTATTTCCTCATAAGGATTTATGGATTCCAGTATTATAATACACTAAAAAAAAAGGCCAGCCCAAAGGCTAGCCTTTTCTTTAGTTACTTTGTGATACTAATCTTAGAGGGCACCAAGTAGAACTCTACGATTGTCAAGAACAGCAAAGCCTTGTTCAGCCCAGCCGTAGAAGCCTGCTCTCTTTTGACGATGTAGTGTATCGTCTTCGAAGATTTGAACTTCTTGGCGAACTGGCATTATGAAACTGTCTCTCTTGCGTAGATCAAGACCAACAACAATCTCAACCTTATCATTAGCGTTATCACCACCGACGTCCTGTGGTAGTGTGCCACCAAGGATGTTTCTGTAGAATAGTTGATATTGTTGACCTTCACCTAGCTCATCACGATCATGGAGATTGATACCGAAGACACGGTTTAGAGTGCCATCAGCAGCAGTGTAAATCTCACGACGAGTTACTTCGTCGATTTGATCAAGACCCCAATTGCGGATGTCTTCCATAGCCTCTGGACTAACATAGAGGTCGGTTAACATGCCACGGTTATTACTGGCGGAGTTACCACCACCGTTTCTGCGCATTACTGTCTTCATGAGACTGACTAATCTCTTGCTGAATAAGCCAGGATTAGCATCAGTATCATAAACTACGATGTTGCGATCAACACCAGCAGCAAGTAGTGTATGCCAGCCGTCATCGTTCATTTTCTTAACAAATTGAGCTTCGAGAACTTCCATAGCACGACCAACAACGTCCCAACGGGCATCGCGGGCATACTTTAGAAGATAATCGATACTAGCGCCAATGTCATAGGTTGGAACCATAACATAATCGCCCTCAACATGCTTTTGTGGAATATAACCATGATTTGGGATGGTATAAGCCACGAAGTCTTTTTCTGTACCAGGAGCAAGAAAGTCTAATGGAAATTCTGGAGTGGCACTTTGAGCAAGTTGGATTGGCTCGAAAATGTCGTCTAGAATATTACCACTGAGAACACCTTGACGTAGAGGAAGTTCTAGAGCTTTAGCAAACTCGTGATTTGCGGCAAGAGCTTCTTCTTTGTGAGCAGAACCAGATTTAACAAGAAGATTTGTTAGTTCTGGTGTTGGTTCAAATTTTCTATTGGCCATGTTTTTCTCCCTTATCAAGTTATATTAATGTCTACTTTGATGTAACCGTCGGCATCTTTCACACTTAGAAAACGACCAACCTTAACGCCAGATGATGTGGCACCAGCTGTGCTAACGTTGGTTAGTTTACCATTGACACCATAATAAGCATCTTGCCCTATTGTTGGTGCTACGCCAGATACAACCATATCTGTTGTTACTTGACCTTGACGTAATAGTGTTACTTTACTACCAGTTTGTACTTCATCACGATGCCAGTTGATGTGTTGTCTTGTTAGATCAAGAGTCTTCACATCATTGAGCAATAGACCAGCTGGTCTAACGCCTGTAGTGCCGGTCGGAGTTGGAATCACTGTTGTAACAACAGCAGATGGATCGTCCATAGAGACGCCACTACCACCGGTTACATGCACAGCGATAACACCACGCTCTGCATCTGCATCATTGCAGAAGAATGAAATATCTGTGTAAGCTTCAACGCGATCTGATTTTAAAGCCATGTTTACTCTCCCTTATTAAGATTTTTACCTAGTCTGATACAAACAAAGTCAACTAAGGCAGCTCTAGTGGTCTGCATTTCTGATTCTGTTTCGCTACCAACGCTTAGATCAATTTCTTGATCATTTGTCTCAACATTTTCTAAAGCTAGCGAAACATCTTCAGTTTTGACTGTTGTTTCTTCTGCTTTAGTTTCTTCTTTCTTTTCGGTCTTAGCTGGTTTAACAGCAGCAACTAGAGCGGCAATACTTTCAAAAGCAGCATCATCGAGGTTTTCAAATTGATCAACTGTTGCACTAGCAACGTCCTCGGCAACACCACTTTCAACTAGAGCGGCCATTCTCTTCATTTTCTTTTCTTTCTTGGCCATCTCTTCTTCTTTCATTTTGTAGGCTGCTAAAACTTCATTAACAGCATTTAGTTCGGCTTGAGCAGATTCTAAAGCAGCTTTCATTTTCTTCATTTCTTCTTCTTTTTTCATCATTTCTTCTTTCATCTTTTTTGCTGCTTCTGCTTCTTCAATTTCAACAGTTGGAGCAACAGTTGTAACTTCTGTTTCTGCTACTGTGGTTACTTCTTCTGTTGCTGTTGTAGATTCAACACTCATAATTATCTCCTTTAAATTGGCTTGATTTGAAAATACACCCTTTTTTGTAGAACTATCGTTTTTTTCATTTAAATTTTTTAGTAAGCTTTCTGCTTCAGTTGTATTTTTAAGATTATCTTTGGTAAAAATAACACTTTCTGGATTAGCTGGTCTATTAACAAAGCCTTTTCCAGAGAATGTTATATTCCTTAAAACTCTACCTATCTTATAGTTTTCGTGCTCTCCTTGTCCACCGTAAGCTCTTAAATGTTTAGTTAAAAAAGCAGTCTCTTCATTTCGTGGTAAAACATGAAAGCTACTATTACTCTTATTAATTAATCCATAATCAAAATTCTTAAAGAAACACTCCATACTAACATATTTTTCACCAGATTCTATTTCAGATATTAAATTTTCAGCTCTATCTCTTAGTTCGGGTTCTGTAAAACCCTTATAAATAACAGAACCAGTTAGGATATGAAATTTTTCTGGTAATTTATCCAAAGGTAAAGATTCATCAATTAATTGACCTTCTTCATCTATAGGCCAATTTGATGTTATGTGGCCAACAATTGTTTTTTCATCATGCTCAAGATTTGTTGGTTTGTGCATGGGTGTTGATCTGGCTACCCAAACTTCTTTAGAGTCAAAAATATCATCATTTTTATTCCACGATGTGGTTACTAAAATGGATTGAGTATAGTACAAATCGGTATCTTCTATACCGGCTAGAGCTTGGTTTTCTTTTCTGGCCTTTGTGTGCGAAACTTCGCTGTCTGATTTTTCTAATAAAGAAGCATATACAATAGAAGATTGTGCAGATAGGACGTGGGATAATCCGTCTAATTTTTCTGCTTCATAAATATGCATAGTTTAACCCTTATTTTATTCGTTATATCTCTGTATTATACACCGTTTGATAAAAATAGGCTTTTGTATATTTTAATTCTTCGGCCGTTGGTGTTCTATTAATCTCATTAGAAATAGCTTTTATTAAATTTTGATATTTAGATAATCTTATATTATTATCAATACTATTGATAGTATTGAGTTTTGCTAAAACTACTTCTTCAGTAATTGATTCAAATGGGTCTAACGATAAAAAGATTTTTGTTTTAGTAGCTTCGGCTTCATCGTATTCTATTTTTGACAAACTTCTCATATTTTTTTTATTATAAAAACCTAATAATTGTGGATTTAAAATTTCTGCAATTTTATCCTGTACATCAATTGACCACAAGTATAAAGATGCTCCTGTTTGGGGAGCAAACTCTTTAGTTTTACGTTTTTTACTGTCTTTAGAATTCTTAGGACGACCTTGTTGTGGTTGCCCTTTTAGATTAGGTTCTGTTGTTGGATTTCCACCGCCAAATGGTAATTTAGGAACAGCAAATGCTGATTTAACTTCTACAGCATTCATTTCTCCTTTCTTTTTAGATTCTAATTCTAGTCCTACTTGACTTGGAGTAGCAAGACCAAGTTGCATGGCCATTTTACGCATACTATTATCGAAAGTGCCACCGTCAAAGAATGGACCAGCTTTTTGAACCATACGATCACTTTCACGTTCTCTAGTTTCTCTATTAAGTCTACTCTTCTCAATTTCAGGATCAAAACCAAATGCTTTCTGTAGCATTTCATCACTGATAAGATTTCTATCGGCAAGTTGTACTAATAATGCTTTTTCTGCATCTTCATTACTAAGATCCATTCTATCAAATTCAATTTTAGCTGGAAATCTAAAACCCATAGCTTTTTGAACCATAGCAATCTCATTTTTCCAAAAGCTTGTTAAAACCCTACGACCATATTGAAGTCTTTGTGTTAGTGTTTTAAGACTAATGAAGTTATTGGTTGTACCAGCAGCGCCGAATGTTCCTGTTAGTGTGGGAGGAATACCAAGACCAGCATAAATACTGTTTAAGTGTGGAGTATATTTACCTTCACCTAAAAATTGATGTACTGATGTTTTACTTTCTATAAGCTCAATATCTGGACCCCATACTAAATCCATTGTACCGCCACCAACATTAGCTTGTAGTATGCTGCTAAGTTTACTAGCAGCAGCTACTGTTGGAGCAATTTTATGTTCTAAACTACCTAGTTTAAAAATACGTATATTACTAATAGCACCATCAAGAGCAGCAAGATCCGCAAGTTTTAATTTTTCTACAATACTAATATCATCCATAATACTATAGATCATTGGGAAAGCCCAAGTTTTCCAATCATCTTTTTTATAGTGAAATACTAATGTTTTTTCTGGATCTAATAAGTATGGCTTTTTACTCTTTGCTGCTTCAACAATAGCTTGAGGTAATTGAGCTATGATAGCTTGTTCAGCTTCATTTTTAGGAGCATTAATAATTTTTCTTAATGACGCTGGAATAGTAATATAATAATTTTTTTTACCAACGAAAGAAGCTAAAGAAGCTCCTGCAATATCAACAACACGAGGATCTATAAAAGTATATTTCCAAGGAATTTCTCTTTTTTCAACAACGGGTTCATCACTAGTAATTATAAGATCAGGAGATGCTTTGGCTCTGTACATATCTTCTGCAACTTTAATACTGATCTTGGCTGTTTGTCTATTTATAACAACGTTACCAACTCTGTATAAATGATTTAAAAATCTTTCGCTTCTTTCTTCTCCCCTAACTTTCTCAAACCAATTACGATAAAATCTTTCTATTCTTTTGTTGGGATGAACTAGTCTTATGCCCTGACTAGCAAAATCACCCATAAGATCAATAACATTTTTTACAAGACCAACACGATTATAAATTTGATCAGCCATTGCGAATATGGCTTTTATTTCTGTGGGAATAGCCTCATCAGGACGGAAATAGTCATAATCGCTTTTTGTTAAACCTGGACGACCAGAAGTTTGGCCGTCTAAATTCATAAAGTTTCTAAAGCGACTAGTAGCAGCAGTAGTTTTATTGCTAAAAAGACCGTATTCCTCTAAACTCTTAGAAGATTCATTTAATGCATTTTGTTTACTATCTAGATTATTATCATCCCATGTAACATACGCATTTTCTGGCATATGATTAGGGGCAACAGGAATATTGTCACTTTTTGGATATTTTTTTCTTGGCATAATAGATATTATAATAGGTATTGTAATAGGTATTAAAATAATACACTAGTTACGATAAATCCCACCATATATATTAGTGTTTGCATTTTCTATAAACCAGTTTGGTCCTTTATACATTTGACCATTTACTTTACTTGTTTCGGCTAAATTATTACCAATTATTTCAAACGATGGAGCTTCTAAAGTTCTATTTATTTGACGAGCTAACATATTAGCTATTAATAATGCGCTATATCGGTCTTTTCTTAATTTGCCCTTTTTACCATTAGGCAACTTAATTTCTGGAGTGTCCCAACGATCACGAGCATTGGGTCCGGTGCTAGTTTGTGTCATTACTATAGTGGTTAATTCATTTTTGAGTTCTTCTATTTCTAAAACACACTCACTTTCGCTATCATATAAATTACTAAGATCCGCTGTCATAATATCTTTATTTTCTCTGTCTAAAGCTAGTGCCAAGGTTACTTGATCAAATCTTGGAAACAATAATACTTTATCTTCTAAGTCTTTGCGTAATCCATGATTAGCTTGTGCTGTCCAATCTGCCCGTGCAAACTGCACTAATTCTAAAATATGTAATCCTTGTTGATCGTCAGTATCTTTACTTTTATTAGGATCTATAGCTGGCCATATTAAATTTTCTCCATCTTCTAATTTGCCAGGGTCATGCAATGCTTCTTCTACTGCAACACCACCACCCTGAGCATCCATACCAATACGAGCACAAGGAAAAATTTTCATTAAATTACGAATTTTTCTAGCACAAAAACCATAAAAATCATGCTCATTAACTAGTCCTGTTTTTTGTCTATCTTTAAAGTTGCTTCTGTTTGTACTCCATCCATAAACTATACGATTATGATCTTTATGTAATTCTAAAATAACTATAGTAAAATTATCTTTTTCGCTTGCTGGATCTATGCCATACACATATTGAAGATCATGATTCCCCTTAGTACTAACATCAAATAGTATATTATTACCATTGATAGCAATAGGTTTAGATTCATTAGTAACACAGCTTTCAATAAGACTACGTCTAAAGAATCCGTCGCTGTCTTCTGTAAAACATGCCGCATACTCCATGTTATAAATACCAGTATGAATAGTAGCTTTGGCTCTACTTACTTGTTTATCATCCATGAAGCCTTTAGGAATAAGTTCATATGGAATACGAATAATGCTATAATCTCTCCAACTAAAACTATCAGGAATTTCTCCTTTAAATATTTCTTCTAGTTTATGTTTGTCTCCTCTGCTATTAATAATAGCCTTATACCTTTTCCAATAACTAGCAAAATGTTTAAAACTATAGTCCGCAGTACCAGCAATAATGGCTTGATTACCCTTTTTAATTTGAACAGCTTCTAATTCCTCGTTCCATAATCCAGCTTCTAACATTGCTGCTTTTTTAGCTTCTTCTTTAACATTTTGTATGGGACTAGCACTTACAGCAGCGAATCCTGAGACTACAGTTTCATAAATATCTGGTGATATTGATGCGAATTCGTCTGCGATGATAATGTGTGCTCTTAAACCTCTGATCTTACTACCATCACCCATAGGAACCGCTATTGTCCAGCTTTCGCCCAATCTCATAGTGCATCTGTCAACATCTCGACGCGGACCATCATCGTTACCACTAAAGATACTACGAAGAATAGGACTATTACGCCACAATGTTTCCATATATTCGAATATAATTTTACTCTGTCGGAAAGCAGCACCCACAACCACAATCTTTGTTCCAGGAACTAGTATGCACTTTAATGTACAATACATTGCCATTAAAAAGCTTTTACCAAAACCACGAGACGCAACAAACATTGGAAATGGACGAAGCCAAAATTCTTGAAGAATAGCAATCTGAATAGGATGAAGCTCAATATCAAATAATAGTTTTGCTGTTGTTCCAAAATATTTAGGATTTCGTAATAGTCGTAATAAATGAAGATCAGGATTTTCTATATCTTCTTTGGTTCGACCAATCATGTGATTAGTCGGAATAATTAATTTGTCAAGATTTCCTAATCCTAACCATGCATTATCAAATAATAAATTACTTTTTGTTGCCATATTTTTCATATATTCTTTTCATTAGACTAACAGCTACTCTTTCGGCATTTTCAGCATCATCACAAAATAATATATGAATATTATAGTTTAATTGTGCTTCTATTAAATACTTAATAATATAGTTACCACTTATTCTTAATTTGTCCCACATCTTTTTAGGAACATCGCTTCCTATAGGAAACTGATATATTTCATCAAGACTAAATTCCATAATCATAAAACTATGAGGTATTTGTCCCATTCGTTCTAATACATCCTTGAATCTGCTTTCTGTTATGTTATTAGCAATTTCACTCACACTCTTTTTGCGTTCAATAGTAAAAATACTCTCGAATCCTTCCATACTATAATCACCAGTATCTAGTTTTCTTTTAGCAGTATTATGAAAGCCAAATTCCCATGGCATTTGCTCTCTGGTATCTACTATTATTGTGAAAGGATCATTACTTTTCATTATTCTCTCGCATTTTATTTAATATTAATGTGCTAAAAAATTGACTATAATTTTCCTCATTATCTTTGATTAGATCATGATGAATTTTGCAAAGAGATATTCCATTGTGTGGGTGGTATCTTAAGCCGGGAAAATCGGCCCATTTTTGAATATGATGAGCATGAATTTTAAAACGGCTTTTACAATTGGGCCACTGACAAGTGTTATTATCTCTTTTTTTTATTAATTGTCTCCATTTTTTATATTGTGGATCATTGTAGTTCCGGGTCATTAGATTCAACAGCCTCTGGATTTAGTATTGGACAATCAACAGAATGATCAGCATATTGGTGATAACCATATAAAGTCTTTTTAGCTTTTTCGGTTGCCATAGCTAATATTTCCATTTCTCGTCCTTCTTTTTCTCTGATCTGTTCATCTTCTAGCATACGAATTAATCCTACCCAACTGCTTTTACCATCCTCTATTCTTTTAATACGTTGTTCGCGGGTGGCCTTAAGATCTTTACTTATTTTTTGTTGTTCATTTAAAAGTTTGGTATATTCATTAGTATAACTAGCAATGCTATTACGAGCAAAACTTAACTGAGCCTCTAAATTAGCCAACCGTGGAATATCTCGTTGATCTTCAGGTTTCTCGTATTCTTTATCAACTAGCTTTTGTAGCTTTTCAGTTTCACTAATATGACGCTTTCTTTCTTTCATGCTTCGATTAATCAAAATATCAATAGTGATAAATTGTTTAATTTGAAGTTCTTCTGCTGGTAAAACGTCCTCTCGAAATTGTTTAATAAGGCCAATCCACGTATTCTCAAAGTACTCTAATTCGCCCGTGTGTTCATCAAACTGACGAACTATTTCGTTCCAGAATGTTTTGCTGCGTAATTTTCTTCGTAAAATTTCATTTTCACTTTTCTCGTCCACACTAAACAATTGATTTTCATCAATGTATCTATTTATTGGTTGTATGTTACGATTAAGTTGATCAGCTATATCTTGTACAGAAAGAACGTTTATATTATCTCTGATGAATTTTTCTTCATCTAAACTAAGTTGTCCTCGTTTTTTAGCCATGGTTGTTTATAATCTCCCGTAGCTTAGAAGCTAATTTATCCATATCGCCCTTGGATACTTTGTTTCCGCTTTTAATTTTCAAATATAGTGTTCGATATTCTCCTGTGAGATGAGATTCTATTAATTTCCATAGTTCGTTGGTTTCTATAGAATTAACTAATAAATTTTCATCACTAATAAAAGTGTTACCATAATCTTTAATTTCATCTATAGTATTAAGATGCATAAGATTTTTCTTGGTGGAATTTCGATCTGTCCATGATTTGTATAATGAACAGTCTTCTTTGTTGGGATATTGTTCACACTGGTTGGTACTCTTTTTGCAGTGAGGGTCGTATATTGGACAAGTTAAACATGGTTTATCGGGTCTTTGATAGTTATCTCTTTTGTAGTTGAAAAGTCGATTGCGAACGTGGGTCCAAAGAAAGTTTTCTAGGGGTCTTTTGTGATCGTAATTTTTAAGACCTTCTAGGGCAAAAATGCTTATTTGCTGTTTCATATCGTCAAAATCATGATAACCAAACTTAAATTTATAAGCTAATTTTTTTGCTATTATATCAACTATCTTAAGAAATTCGTTTTCATCAACCTGTGGTGTTTTCTTCGTTTTTGTTTTCTTCTTCATTTATTAGTTCTGAAATGGTTTTGTCGGATTGATTTTGATTAAGATCATGCTCAATATTAAGATTTTCTTTAGCAGTAACGTGAAGTACGCTGGGGGAAATTTGGTCAATATTCATAAAAAACCTCTTGCATAAAAAGGACCAAAGTATATTATATATTATGTATTGTACACTTTTTGTCAAAAGGAAACTTATTTATGGGCACTTATAAAAGATGGAGTGATGCGGAAATTCATTATATTAAGGATAATCTAGCCACTTTTAGTGATACTGAGTTGGCCGTTAAACTTAGCGAAATGACGGGCGAAACTGTTACCACAGGCATGATCAGGCGTCAACGACGAAAAATTGGAGTTAGCAAACCAAGAGGCCGACGCAAAAAGAATGTGGAAACTAATAACAGCTAATTATTAAAGTAAATAGTATCTCGATATAAAGGAGCAAGTATCATTATGGTATTTGCTCTTTTTTATTTATTTTGATGAGCACCAAATAATCCAATATTATTAGATCCTGTATAGTGAAAATCAAAAGCAAAATTGTGATCAATTAATATTTGTTTAATATTATTAATCCCTTTATTCTCTCTTACATGAAATTCACCAACAATAGCATTTATTCTATGTAACTTGGAACATTGTTCTAATGCTGTGTATTCACATCCTTCGCAGTCTAATTTTAATAAAATAGGATCATTATCTAAAAGATCTATAAGATTATCTAAAGTAAATGTACGAATATTACCAGTTGGAGATTCTGTATAAGCTATTCCTCCAGTATTGTCTGGTATGGGAGCAAACAAAGATAGTGAAGAATGGGGGGATCCTATACCAGCATTTAAAGCAATAACGATACCATTATCAATTTGTTTTCTTAGGTTGTGTTGCAGTAAAGAGAAGTTCTCGGGGTCTGGTTCTAAAACTATGACCTTTTTTGCTTGTTTCTTGGTTGATATAAAGTAGCTAAAAGATCCTATATGACCTCCGATATCTATAACATTATGGGGCCAATCGTTAATAATGCCGTATTCATTACTCTCAACAATAGAGTTCCAAATATTCTGATCCCATGTATTAGAACGAAACAATATCATAGTATATTCTCTGGTGAGTAGGCTGAGGATCTATGTTTAGATTACACCGATATAAGAATGTTAAAGAATGATAGGTACTATAATATAGTAGTATATTACGGCTATTAAACTGGCTAATTATATATGGGGTGGCTTATTGTTTTTAGACCACCGCCGCCTTTTGGGGGTTAACCCCCCCAATCGAGGGAAAACGAAAAAACCCCCTCAATGGTGGGGGAAGGCTCTAGCAAATATCATGCCAATCGACCGGGCGGGGAAAACTTCACCAATCAAGATTCTGCTATTTTTTTTTCTTGAAATTGCCGATACATAATGTAGGATAGGGGAAACGAAAGAAAGAAAGGGTTTGAAAATGAAAAGGTTCATGGTTCTCGACAATCGTTCCGAGTTTGTTGGTTGGATTTTCGGTGAGGATTGGAATGACGCGTGGTTTCAGGCTTCCGCAAAGTATGGTCGTCGATGCGATTACATCCAAGAGTGTTGACCATCCCCCGAAAGGGGGCCGCGGAAAGTTTTTCTTTTTTTTGACAAGCCGAAAGCCGATAGTAGAATAGGGGAAACGAAAGGGAAGAAAATGGAAACCATGATGATAGCCGTTGGTGGAGTGTATGCTGATTATCGTATGATCGGTAGTGAAATTGAAATTGTCAAAGTGTATCGTAATGGTTACATTTTCAATGATTCCCGTATGGTCGATCTTGCAAAGTTCACGATTCGTGCGGTCAAGGCGGGATGGATGACGATTGGAAAAAGTAACTAGACCGGAAAAAATAGGGGTACTTTGAAATGAAAATTGTAAAGGGTATGTATTTTTCGGCCGTTCGGAATGATGGTCGAAAGTTCACCGGTGAAGTTGAGAATGTTCGGGAAACGGCTAAGGGTACGATGGTTATCGTATTCAGTCTGAATCCCGACTATTCTCGCAAGTATGCTACAGTATACCTTGCCGATTGTGATTCGTGGGAAGTTCAAGATGTTATGATTCAATCGTAGACTGGAAAAAATAAGGATACTTTGAAAAAGGTAAATAGTATGTATCATCCTAGTCTCATGGTCGCGGTTCCGGTGAACAAATGGATTGGAGAATGGATCCGAAGGGGGTCTCACCCCGCCTATAGGGGGGAATTGGCAAACCAACTACGCCTCATTCGCAAGAGGCACGGAACCCCCCACGCGAAGGGGTGGATTCGACACCTAGACTACCTTGGAGCATACCCCCTAAAGTAGGGGGTTGTACCACCCAAACGAGGCGGTTCGACGACCGCCATAATGGCAGTAGCAAAACTTGTGCCAAATCACAAAATGGCAGACTAACTGCCAAAATGGCAGGCGGGGCCGCCGATCTGCCAAAATGGCAGGCAGAGCAAATCTCATGCCAAAATCTATGCCAAATTGGCAGCAGCAAATATCGTGCCAAACAAAATAATTTTTTCCTCTAATTTTTTTTGCTTGCAATTGCCGATACCATATGTAGGATAAGGGAAACGAAAGGGAAAGAAAATGGAAACCATGATGATTGCAACGGGTGGTGTTTACGCTGATTACCGTATGATCGGTAGTGAAATTGAAATTGTCAAAGTGTATCGTAATGGTTACATTTTCAATGATTCCCGTATGGTCGATCTTGCAAAGTTCACGATTCGTGCGGTCAAGGCCGGATGGATGAAAATCAAGTAGTCTAACATTACATTGGAGAATGTAACATGAGCGAGTTCGAGCGTATTATCAACGATAGCATGATGTATGGTGATGATAACGATTACATTCCAGGTTATGATGATGGTGAATGGGATCCTATCATGGGGGACGTTGATGATTACCCCGAGACGGATGACGAATGGCTCGACGATTTCCAAGGTGAGGAGGATTGGGCATGATATACTGGAGTGTAACAAATAATAGTAAAGATCGTTATAGCGTTTGGATGAATGGTAAGGTAATAGCCGAATATCTTACATTCGATGATTGTTATACCCTTGTGATGCAAATGGTGAAAGGTAATAAAAATGATAACTCTTGAGACTGCTATCCCCGTTTACAATTACCATTGGCTTTGCCAAAAGATGCAGAATCGTGAACGGGTTTGCATCCGTTGTAATGTTGGTGGACATACTATCCAATTGTATGGTATCATAAATGGATTGCGGCCCGAGGACGGTAGCGGCCGACACTGGCTTGTTACTGTATATGATAATGGTAACAGTAGCGAAGTTTATGTAAGAGCGGAGTAATATTACTGTAACAGCCGATCCTATCGGCTGACATTATGACAGTAGCCAGCGAGATAATACTGCCAAAATGGCAGCTGGCCCGCCCGGCCTGCCAAAATGGCAGCCTCAGCAAATCTCATGCCAAATCTTCTGCCAAATCGGCAGAGCAAATCTTGTGCCAAAAAAATAATTTTTTCCAGCAATTTTTTTTCTTTGACATTCAAGTATCGAATGGTAAAATACCGATATAAGAAGTAGAAAGAAGAGGTAACGATGATTAGCGATTGCTGTGGTGTTGTGGTTCGGTTTCAGGATATTTGCCCCCGATGCGGTGAGCATTGTGAGGTCGGTTCGGATGACGGGTACGATGCTGCCCGCGATGCTTATGATATGGGCTACGGTCAGCCTGTCAACCGTCGCCAGCGTGAGGAAGACGAGATGCTCCGTGAAGAATATCGTCGGAATCGTTACTAGTCCCCCGATAGTGGGGGTTGATTATTAGTCTAGTCCACCTTAGAATCCGTTGAGCAGGAGAAAGAACATGACAAAGTTTGCAATCGTTGAGAACGCCAAGCGTCAGGCCCGTATGCTTTTCGTGGGAATCGCTATTCCCCACCAACCTAGTCTGGCCGATGGTGTGGTCGGGCCGATTAGGTCAGAGAAGATTTTGAAGTTCAATCGTAAGGCTTTGCGGAATATGGGCAAGGTCAAGGCCGACAAAGTTGACCCCCGCATGTTGGGGGGTGAGGATACCATGATCGTCAAGGTTGGCAAGCCGGGTAGTCGAGAGCGTGTCGAGGCTTTGCGGTCGCAGTATGAAGCGATTGAGGCGAGCGGCGAGAATCTTTCTCCGTTCTCATGGAAAGAATAATATATGAAAAATGTAAAAACACGAATCCTGCAAGATATACTACGAATTGAACAAATCAGGCTTGATACTGTAACAAATGAATATCAAAGGAAAGTAATAAAAAATCGTATTAGTAACATCGCCAGTGAACTTTTGTATAGGTTACGATCCAACCCCCTCTAAGGAGTTACTGCCAAAATGGCAGGCGGGGCGGCCGAACTGCCAAAATGGCAGACTAAGTATTCTCGTTTTTTTTTGTTGACTATTCAAGTTCGGACTGTAGAATACCGATATACCTAGTAGGGAGAAAAGAAAATGCTTGACGGATACCAGAAAATCTATAAGTTTGATAATGGGTTTGGGGCTAGTGTGGTTTCTCATAGTGGCTCCTATGGTGGAACCGATGGCCTTTTTGAGATTGCTATTCTTGATAAGAATGGTGAAATTAGTTATGATACCTTTATTACTGGTGATGTAATTGGATGGCTTGATTTTGCTGGCGTGGCCGATATTCTGGAAAGAATTAAGAATCTTTCTTGACTAGTGCCGATAAGTATAGTAGACTAGCATCACAAAGGAAAAGAAAATGACTCACGCCGAAGCGGTTAAGATGGTTCGTGGCAAGCGTAATGCTGAACGTCGCAAGGTTGGTAATAATACCTATGCCGAGATTCTGCCAAATGGTAGCGTTGGTATCATGCTGCATAGTACTTATGTGGTGAAGATTAACGAGGATGATACCTATACCCTTAATAGTGGTGGCTGGCAGACTGTGACCACAAAGGATAGAATTAACCAGTATAGCCCGCGTCGAGTGTACCAGCGAAAGTATGAATGGTTCGTGGATATTAACGGCAAGGAATACCCCTTTATGGATGGAATGGTGGTGGAATGATTATATTTTCAATGATTTTACTTTGTGTTATGCTTTGGATAAGTTTCGCCGTAGCCTTGGTTGATTTATATAACGATGTTATGGAATAATAAAATGACCAATAAAGATAAAATCCTTTTTACTATTTGTTTTATTACTGGTTGCGTTGTAACGTATTTTATTAATTAACCTTTAACCCTCTGCCAAAATGGCAGGGGTCGCGGCCCGGCTGCCAAAATGGCAGGCCAGCAAGTGGTGTGCCAAACAAAATAATTTTTTCCCCTAATTTTTTTTTGTTGACTTGTCGATTCTAGATTGTAGGATAGGATCATCACAAGGGAGAAAGATCATGCTTCACGATTTTAACGAAATCAACGATATTCTGAATAGCATGGCCGATGAGGGTACGATTGAACCCATAGACTGCGAGGATTGTAGTCCTTTTGATTATGCGGAAGTCACTGGGCTTTGGGATGAAATGTATCCCGAGCCGCAGGAAATGGTTGACGAAAACGGATTTGTGTGGTATGTTAGTTGAAAAGGAGAAAGTCATGTATCAGACCATGTGGAAGATGTTTCAGACGGGGCAGATCACCGAGAGGAAGTGGCTGGTGTTCTGCGATTGGTACATGTGGAATTGTATCATGGTTCGGCCTGAGATTGTTGAGATGATGGTTAGAATGAAGTATAACTGAAAAGGAGAAAGTCATGAACGAGTTAGATAAACTCAAGAATACTGTTCGTGAACTACTGAAAGCGATTGAATATGTCCCAATGAGGGCAGTAGATTGCGACCAAGACAAGGTAAAAAAACTTATCAAAAAACTGGAAAAGGCTACAGAAAAATGAGTCACCCAGATCCCCTGTTCGATCCCGATAACGCTTATGAGGATGACGATATGATTGTTGAGCATGATCCTAGTGACATTCTTTTGGCCGAATATCTGTACGATAACAAAGAGGATATTTATATGGACAATGATACTAACTATGATGATTATAACGATTTTCACGACGAAGATGATCGAAAGAATCATTTTGATGATTTTGAGGATGATTCGCCAGAGTTCGATCCCGAACACTCTTGTGAGGAGGATGATAATGATTCATATGATGATAGTATGGATGGTGACCATGATAGTGCGATGGAATCGGCTGGCTGGGGTTTAGACGAAGACTACGGATTCTACGGAGACTACGGGGAGGACTACTAATCAAAGAAAACCCGATCTGCCAAAATGGCAGGCGGGCCGCGAAAACTGCCATAATGACAGGATAATTTTGTGGAGATTTTTCTCTTGACAAGCCGATAAATAGCGATACAATCACTAACATGAACAATGATATTTGCTATTCTGGGCATACTTGGAAAGTTTATAGGTATTCTCATACTTTTGTGGGATATGTTGTGGCATCCTCACAATATCATGCTGAGATTCTTGCAAAAGAAAAGTTTGGTAATTTTGTGTGGATTGAAAGAGTTCGTTGTCCTGCCTAATCCTTCGGATTTGGTCGGTGTGGGCGTAGTCAGCGAAAAGTTCTTGACAATTTTATTTTGAGCAGTAAAATACGATCATGTTTACTATCAAGCATTTGGATAAGATTTTGGCTGAGATTGGTGATAAAAGCCCAAAGTCTATTTTCTCTTATAAGAAAAACCCTATCTCCTATAAACTCTCTCGTATTGAGGATAACAGGAAGCGTGGGCATGTGGTGGAGAGACTTGTTAGAGATATTTTCCTGTCTCAAAACAAAAAGGTGCAATATATTGGTGGTAAACATTCTTTTGATATGATGGTTGATAATTGTAGGGTAGAAATCAAATCCAGTTTGGCATCTGCTAGTGTGGTTGGCGGAATGGTTCGCTACAGTTATCAGTTTCAAAATATCAAAACTCAAAACTTTGATAAACTTATTTTGGTATTTATTTCTCCCGAAGGTTTAGTAATGCGTCAAATGAGTAGCAAGATGGCCGATAAGTATTTGGCTAATGCTAAAACCTATAAGAATGGTAAAACTTTGGCTATCGGCAAGTTTTGTAGCAAGAGTGTTGGTAAAGTTTTGGCCGCTTGACAACCGATAAACTCTAGTGTAGAATCTGAACAAAGGAGAAAAGCATGAAAGCGGTTGCTACTGAAAGCGAACTGATGGCTGTGGATATTGCTGATTTTACAACTATGATTGTTGGAATTATCACCATGAAAGATATTCCTAACAATGTAAAGGCTGAGAGCATCTTGAAAATTGA